AGTGCATTATCATCTATCGACATATCACATGAATTTAATGGTGGATTATCTTCTGTTGATTTATCACAAAATATAAATAGCGGATTATTATCAGTAGATATGCCAAAAACATTAAATAATCAATTACCATTTATTGATGTAAGTAAGATTGTTTTAAATTATGATTAACTATAGTGGTAGTGTAATATGATAACACTACATTATTATAAATTTTGTAAAATGCATACATTATATATTTTACAAAATTACTTAAAGAAATAGCGCATAAATAAATTCATATAGAATTAGATGACATCTGAAAAAAGTAAAGTAGCGATAGGCATCGACCTTGGGACTTGTATGAGTTGTGTAGGTATATTTCAAAACGGTCGTGTAGAGATCATCCCAAATGATCAAGGAAACCGTATAACCCCCTCTATGGTAAGTTTTTCTAAAGATTCTTCGGAACGTTTAGTAGGCGATTCTGCAAAATCAGCCGCAAATAGTAATCCAACTGGAACATTATTTGACATTAAAAGAATTATAGGTTTACCATGGGATAATGTTGATTTACAAAAAGATATAGCTAATTTTCCGTTTAAAGTTAAAAATGATGGAAATAATAAACCAATTATAGAATTAGAATTTAATGGTGAAACTAAAGAATATTATCCAGAAGCAATTGCTGCAATGATATTAACTAAAATGAAAGAAACAGCAGAAAGCTTTACTGGTAAAAAAATAACGGATGCGGTTGTAACTGTTCCAGCTAGATTTCAAAATAGTAGTAAAGAAAGCACTAAAGCTGCTTGTCAAATTGCTGGATTAAATTGTCTGAGAATTATAAATGAGCCTACTGCCGCGGCAATTGCTTATCATTTAGATAAGAAAAAAGACAAGGACCAGTTTGTATTAGTGTTTGACATGGGTGGTGGCACTCACGATGTATCTCTTCTTGAGATTACAACCGACGGTTTAATTGAAGTCAAGGCTACTGGTGGGTGTGTGCATCTAGGTGGCACTGATTTCGATAATCGTATTTTAAATTATTGTGTAGATGAGTTTAAAAAGAAACATAAACAAGATATATCTGGAAATATAAAATCAATGAGGCGCTTGCTTACTGCATGTGAACGTGCAAAAAAAACATTATCTAGCTCACAAAGCACTAGTATTGAAGTAGATTCTCTTTTTGAAGGTATTGATTTCAATATTCAACTAACTCGTGCTAAATTTGAGAGTATTTGTATGGATATTTTTCAAAAAGCAATTGACCCTGTAAACGATGTATTAAAAGATGCACATCTATCAAAAAGTCAAATTGATGAAATTGTATTGGTTGGTGGGTCAACCCGTATCCCGAAGGTTCAAGATATGTTATCTCAATATTTTAATGGTAAAGAGCTTAATAAATCGGTAAACCCTGATGAAGCTGTTGCCTATGGTGCTGCGGTGCAAGCCAGTATTTTGATTGGAGATGTACATGAAACTACTAAAGATTTGTTATTATTGGATGTAACACCTTTGTCTTTATCTATTGAAACCGCTGGTCAGATTTCAACTGTCATTGTTCCAAGGGGCACTACTATACCGGTCCGCAAATCAGAAACATTTTCAACATTTGCGGATAATCAACCTGGCTGCACAATTCGTATTTTTGAGGGCGAACGAAAGTTTACAAAGGATAATAATTTATTGGGTCAATTTGATTTGTCTGGAATACCTCCAGCTCCAAGAGGGGTTCCTAAAATTACCGTTGATTTAGACATTGATGCAAATGGTATTCTTAATGTTTCTGCTAAAGAAGAAACGAGTGGTAAAATGAATAAAGTAACAATAACAAACGATAAAAATAGATTAAGTCAAGATGAAATTGATAGGATGGTTCATGAAGCTGAAAAATTTAAAGATGAGGATGAGAAACTTAAATCAAAAGTAGAAGCAAGAAACTCAATTGAAAATTATGTATATCAGATTAAAAATACACTTACGGGTGAAATGAAGGATAAATTTTCAGACGAGGATAAATCGGTTCTTACATCATTAGTTGAGGAAACATTGAAATGGGTTGAAGCAGGTGATTACACCAAAGAGGAATATGATACTAAGCAAAAAGAGGTAGAAACTGTATATTTTCCTATTATTCAGAAGGCATATGGAGTAAATGGCACGGGTGGTATGCCAGGCGGTCTTGACCCATCAATGTTTGCAGGTGGTATGCCTGATGCTGCTCCCAGTAATTCGGAACCAAACATTGAAGAGCTAGATTAATATGTGGTCCAATTATAAATTTATATTAATATTTTAATAAAATAAAAAAATATTTTATTAGATTATTTTAAAAATCGTCTAAATATTAAATTCTCACTAAAAAATATAATGGGCAATAAACCTAGTAAGGAAAATATAGTTGATATTAAATCTAAACTTGAAAAAATGTATTTAGACATTTTTGATAAAACAAATATTATAAATACAATTGAGCGTGATTATTGCGAAAATCTACAAATTTTTATAAATAATGATGTTTTAAATAAATATTCGAAAGAGGAATTAGGTGATTTAGGTAAAGGGGTGCTGTTAGGTTTAGACCAATCAGACTACCCTGAAAAAAAACAACAGCTTTGTAATAGACTTTCTAGATATTATGTTAAAAAGATAAACTTAGTTGGAACAATTATTAATGTAATTAGATTAGCACATCTTAAACTTGATCGTATTAAAAATGGTGGTATATGTTTCCCTGGTACAGATAAAGATATGTTAGAAAAGTCAAATGTTACACCTTTTATAAGAGTAGAGCCATCTCTTCCACTTGATATTAAAACTGATTTAAATAGTTTAATAACATTAAATAGCGAAGTTATGAATATTCGTAAAAAGGCTATTGAAAAGGCAGGTTTGCAAAAAAAAAATTCAGATTTATTAGATTATTTAGCTATGGTTGAAATAGATAATCCACATACTTGTGCTAGCTCAAATGGAACATGGGTTGAAACACGCAAAGAGATGGAAGATGTATATTTGGTTCCATCTAAAAAATTAGAAAAAGAGAATAAAAAATGGTTGGACCAATCGCAAAAATTAGAAAATACAGTATTTTCAGTTATATCAAAACTTTTAGACATTTTAGCGAATATAATAGAAGAAAGAACTGAAGTTCAAATGATATCAGGAAAAGAAACACGAGCGAAAGTTTGGAGAGATAAGTTAATATTAGATAAGGATCTCGATACATTTGTTATCAAATCAAAAAATTTAATAATTGAACTTTTTATTGCAATGGATAGTATGTATTTGGTATTATTTTCAATTAAAGTTATAGGTAAAGAGCACTTAGATGCTATTGCAAAACACGAAGAAGAATTAAAGTTATTAAAACGGAGAGGACTTCAATCATAATGAAGTTTGATATAGTGGTATAATTTTATCTATATAGCAAGTTTTTGTTATTAACTGATATAACATAAAACTAATAATTAAAATTAATATTAGTATCATATCAATTCGTGAATAATAATTATATATTAGCATAAAAATAGTGAGTATTATAATTAAAAATGCAAATTGAACATATTGCATTTTACCCCAACCCCCTCTATCAACAATTATAGCTATTCCTTCAAAAATTTTAATATTTGAAATACCTCCTTCTAATGAAATGATATTTTGTATATCTTTGAAATATGCATTTTTTATACGGTCACTTCTTGTGCCAGACCTACAAATAATGTATACATATGCATCTTTAGATAAATCGGTAATCCATTTTTTATTAAATGATATATGATTCATAGGAATATTATAAATAGATATTGATTTATTATTTGATATTAGGTATTTTTCCATACATTCGGTATCATTTCTAATATCAATAAGCACAATATTTTTAGATAAACTCATATTATTTTATACCTTAACTATAGAAAATGAATATATATTTTAATCGCATATCGTAAGTAAAAATTATATAACAAACAATATATTTACATTTAAAAATAATATTATAATAAAGTTTAAGTGTAAACATAAAATGAGTATTTTAAGATGTAAATATATATTTTTTGGTATCTTTGAATTACCAGGGAATATTCATTCATTAGAAGATTTAAATAATAATACCAATATTGATTCTTGGTATATAAAATGGGGCGTATTAAATATTAATTGGAAGGATGGGACTACCACCGAAATTGAATCTGCTATTCCAATCGATGCAACGAATGATTGTAAATATCCGTCGGATAAACCCGAAGATTATATATTTGAAGATAATGAATGCGTTTGAATATTTTAATAGAAATTGATATGCATGAGTAATAGCGATTATATAGATGTTATTAGATTTTCAATTTCTATTTTTTTAAATATTTGTTTGTCAATTTTATTTTTAAGTTCGGTTTGTTCGCTGATTTTAGCATGAGTTATTTTCAGTTTTGATAATTTCTCGTGATTTAATTGTTCACAAAGAGCAATTATAAAATTAACTCTAGAAGCACCATTTCGGCTATTTATTACTATTTCAATACAGCGATGTATTGTTTTAATTTTTTCAACAATAAATTTTATAATAATTGCACAGTTTGATGTTATATCATTACTATTATAGTATGTAAAATCAATCGTGATGGTTTGTAAATTACAAAGTTGAACACTTATTATTTTTAAATTAATAGATAAATCACCTCCTCCAAATCTTTCATTAATTTGCATTTTATCACCTAAAAATATTTCATATCTTGGAGCAAGAAGTCTAATTTTTGTTTCATTTAAATTGTGAATATAAGTAGGAGAATTATCTGTTGCGTAATAAACCGTTTCCCGAAACTTAAATAATTGTTGAACTTGTTGTTCCAGAAAAGCCAACCTTTGTTTAGTTTCACGCAGCTCATTTCGCAGCTCATCAACTATTGGGTCATCTATAATAAGTGGTGGGGCATTAGGTTGTGGTATAACAGAGCCATTACTTTCAAAATCAAAAACAATTTTACCATTTTCAAGTGTCATTCGTCCATTACATCCTTTCTCAAGTTGCGATAATTGATTATGTATCATTATTTCTATAGGTATTTTGTTATTATTTATCATATAATATTTATATAAATAAATCAAATTTATATTTATGCAATTGATAACACAATAATGCACATTCTTAACTTTTACAGATAAGATTATATTTTTTTTGCTATGAATATAAATATAACGAATTAATAGGTAATACTATAGAAAGGTGTAGAATGTTGTAATGGTGCAAAACTTACAACCGGATTTTGAGGAGTTGGGTCTGCATATGTTGGAGGAATAAACCGAAGTTGAGCTGGCTTTAATACTAGACTATATTTAGAAAACTTATCTAAATAGAAAGTCATAAATTCATCCATCGTTTGATAATTCATACACACAAATTGCGACCCAGTTAGCCAACATTCTGCTGGATTATAATTAGTTGATTCTTTACCTTTAATATATGGAAAAACTCGCGTGATATTTCTCCTATTATATTCTCTTAATTCCGTTTTATCAAAATTATTAAGTATTTGTTCACTGCTTAAATTTCTTAGAAAGGGCATTTCCCAGCTGAAATTTACTATTTCTTCCATATCACATCCTTCCCATTTATCATTTGAAATAATAACAACTTTTCCTATTAATTCCTTTATAGGAGTTTGAGCTAAATTTGTAGTTTTGTAGCTATAACTACTAGATAATAATTTATTGCCAAAATTATCATTAATAATCGTTGCTATTTTTGATAGAAGTTTATAATTTTGCTCTGTATAAATATTTAAACATATAAATAATGGGTCATTTCCATTTTTAATATAACTGCTACCAAAAGCAACTTCTCTTATTTTTTTAATACACTCTTCAAAATCTAATTTATTAGTGTAATTCCAAAGACCTTGTAATTTACCAACATATACTTTTGGTGCACTTTCCCAACAAAAACTGTCTTGATAAATATCCAATTCAATATATCTACTACCGCACTCTAGTTTATTTAGAATACAATCAATACTACTGATATCATAATATTGTGAGCCTGGTAGAAATGATTTATAACTACTTGCAATATAGAAATCGCATAATTTAAAATTACCATTCATAACCTCACTATTACTTGTTAATGGGTA